CCGCGCCCCAAACCACGGGGAAGGGGCGAGGGGGGCAGGGGGGTGTGGGGTTGGGGCTCTACCAGCTTCCCCGCCCGCGCGAGGCAAACCCGATAGGCTCACAGCCACCATGACCACTGAACCACGTTCGAAGCTGTCCGCCCGACTGGCAGCCGCCGCGGCACGCATCACCAGCACACGCGCAACCGCAGCCCAACAGGCGTCACCAGCCACGCCCCAGCCCAACACCACGGCACCCGCCGCGCATAAGCCAACCCCAAACCCCAAAGCCGCACGCACAGCCGCAAAGCCCGCCAGCGACAAACCCGCCACCCAGGCAGACGCTAAGCCATCGCGAGCCAAGGGGAAGAAGGGGTCGGACGAGGATCGCGGCTTCATGGCCAGCCCCTCCGCCCAGGCGGCGGACGGCAGCGTGTCTGCCGTGGCAGCCTCGATCCGCGCCCAGGCCCGCAACCCCGACGCGCTCCAACTGGTGAGCGATGACGAGCTGGTGGAAATCGCCCGCGCTATGGTGGAGAACGCCAAGCAGCGCGGCAGCACCGGCGCTATGGACCGCCAAGCCCTGTTCCGCGCCGCTGGCCTGCCGTTCGTCGCCACTGGCGCTGGCAAGGCTGGTGCTCAGGCAGGCGGCGCCCAGGTCCGCGACCGGCTCGAACGGGCCGTTCAGCGCGCTCGGCGTCAACCTGCGGTCACAGGCCACGCCGCAGAGGTGCCGGAAGCGAGCGAAATCGCGGCCTGACGAGGGGTAGCGCACAAGTTGCCGTGTCTCCTGCGCTTCTCCCCGACCTCGACGAGGCAGGGCAGGCAGGCAGATCGGGGCGAGAGGAGGGCCGAGGCAGGCCCGGACGGCACGAATGGGCAGCCTGGCGGGGCGGGACGACGGCGGCGGCCTCTGCGCGGCGCCTGCGCGCGGCGGCGGCGGCGGGGCGGCACCCCCTCACCCTCGACCCCGGGGGTGGGGTCCGAAAAACGACCCCCCCCAAAAATTCTTATGTCGTTTTGGGGCGATGGTTTCGCGGTGGCAACCGTGTGCAAGGCCGGCAAAATTTTTCGCCCATTTTTTTGGGCGTCACGAGGAGCGGGGGTTCCTGATGGCCGAGCGCGTTGATCCTATGCCTCCCGAGAAGTGGGCGCGTGGTGGGGTGGTTGCGGTGATCCGCGATCACGCCGGTCGTCCGGCCTATGTGCTCGAGTGCGATGATTTTCGCCCGGCGCCGGTGCCCGTGGCCGCCCGCGAGGACATCGACGGTTGGAGGCACGGGGTCTGATGGCCGCGTCGCATGGTGGGTTTCGCGCCCGTCGGGATCTGACGCCCGCGGAGATCGCGGAGGTTGGCCGGCTTCGTGACGGTGGCGCGCGTTGGCAGGACGTTGCGGTGGCGCTGGGTGCGAGCCGCGACTGGGCCATCAAGGCATCGGAGCGTGCGGGCGTGTTCGTGCCGCGTGGCGGGAAGGCTCCGGCGCCGGAGCGCGAGGGCGCATCGGATGCTCGGGTGGATCAGGGTGCGTTGCGGCCGATGCATCCGATTTCCCTGGCCGTGTTGCGCGAGGCCGGCCTGGTGATCGACGGGCCGGGTTGACGCATGGAATTCCGTCGGCACGGGGCCGGCGGCTTGATGGAGGCTTGAGATGCAGACCAGTGGGATGATGATTGGCGGCGGGAATGTGGCTACGGCCGTGGCCTATGGGTCGCGCCCGGTTGGAGGGCAGGATGTTCCGGCGCCGGAGCGTCCGGTGCTGAGCGCGACGCTCGACGATGCCCACGCCGAGGTCGGCGAGATCGTGGCGATCATGGCCGAGATCTCGGCGTTCGCAAATCGACTTGGCGCGGAGCCGTCGCCTCCTGTTCCGGTGCAGGATGTCGGTATCGCACCGCCGCAGAACGTGGCCGAGGAGGCCCGGCTTCTCAACCATCGCCTGCGCGATGCTCGCGTCGACCTACGCCGCCTCGCTGCCCGCCTGCAGAGCGTCGCCTAGCCTTCCATGGCCCGCCGCGCCGTCGTCGCCGTTCAGGAGGACGATGCGAGCGACGACCTCGTGGAGTTCATCGGAAGCCTCGCGCTCGATCCCCTGGGGTTCGTGCTCGGGGTATTCCCGTGGGGCGAGGAGGGGACGGACCTTGCCGACGAGGCGGGGCCGGACGAATGGCAGCGGGAGTTGCTGGAGGAGTTGGGGCGCCAGGTGCGGGAGCGCGCGGCGAACCCCAACCTTCCGGCCATTCAGATCGCGGTGGCGTCGGGGCACGGCGTCGGCAAGTCGACGTTCCTGTGCTGGGTCGTGCTGTGGATGATGTCGTGCCACATCGACCCGACGATCACGGTGACGGCGAACACGCTGGGTCAGTTGACCGGCAAGACGTGGCGCGAGCTGAATAAGTGGCATCGGCGGATGATCAACGCCGATTGGTTCCAGTGGACGGCGACGCAGTTCTACCAAAAGGAAGCGCCGGGCACCCACAAGGCCGACGCGGTGCCGTGGTCGAAGGAGCGTTCTGAAGCGTTCCAGGGCGCGCATGCGAAGCACCTCCTCACGGTATTCGATGAGGGGTCGGCGATCGACGATAGCATTTGGGTCGCGACCGACGGGGCGATGACGACCCACGGCGCGATCTGGCTGGTGTTCGGCAACCCGACGCGCAACGACGGCCGGTTCCGCGAATGCTTCCGCCGGTTCCGCCATCGCTGGACCGTGCGCCAGGTGGACAGCCGGACGGCTAAGATGGCCAACAAGGCGCAGATCCAGGGGTGGATCGACGACTACGGCGAGGACAGCGACTTCGTGCGGGTGCGCGTGAAGGGCGAGTTCCCGCGGGCGTCGTCGACGCAGTTGATCGGGCCGGAACTTGTCGAGCAGGCCCGGGCGGAATGGAAGCGGCGGGTGCCGGCGGATCTCCTGAAGCGGGCGATCGCGGCGGGGCCGTGGGCGGTGAAGCAGGTCGTGTTCGACCCGTCGCCGGTGGCGCCGCTGATGCTGATGGTGGACGTGGCCCGGTTCGGCGACGACCAAACCGTGATCGGGATGCGGAAGGGCCGCACGTACGTGGTCCTGGCCCGGCATCGCGGGCTCGATACCGTGCAGGTGGCGCATCGCACGGCGGAATGGATCGAGGCGCTTCGGCCGCGCGCCACCTTCGTCGATGGGTCCGGCGTTGGCGGCGGCGTCTGCGACACGCTGCGCGATGGCGGCCACGAGATCATCGAGGTCAACACCGCCGTTCGCGCCATGGACGAGCGGAAGTATTTCAACCGCCGCATGGAAGTGTGGGCGCTGATGCGGGCGTGGTTGCGCGACGGTGGCGCGATCCCGGCCGACGATCAGGAACTCGCCGACGACCTGACGGCGCCGCTCTATTCCTTCGCCTCGAAGGACAAGCTGCAGCTTGAGACGAAGGACGACATGAAGTCGCGGGGGCTTCCGTCGCCGGATGCGGGGGACTGCCTGGCGCTTTCGTTCGCCCAGGTGATTTCCGCCCAGATGCCGACCGGCGAACAGACGGTGGCGGAGCGGATCGCTGAGATGGCCGGCCGCTACGGCGGCGATGAGGCAGGAGGCGAGACTTGGCAAAGCCGCTGATTATCGACGGCGCCGGCGACGCGCCCCCGAAGACAAGGACGCCCATGCCGGAACACGTTAAGAACCGCGTCATCCATGCCGGCATGTCGCTCCTCACGATCGGGGTGACGCTGGGCGGCGTGATCGCTGGTTACTACTCGATCCAGGCCGCCAACCGCGAAATGATGATCGAGCTCAAGACGACGCTCGTGGCGCATGGCACGCGCATCTCGACGCTCGAGGCGCTGCGGCAGACCGGCGACAAATCCTCGTCGGACGACCGCCTCCTCGTCGAGCGCAGGCTGACCACGATCGAAACCTACTACACCCAGACCTTGCGCGCCCTCGAGGAGATCAAGCAGGACGTGCGGGCCATTCGTTCCGAGCCGCCGCGGCGCCCCTGATGCGCGCCCTTCCGGCCTTCTCCGACGGCGCCGCGCTGCCGTCGATCATCGACCCTTCGGCGGAAGAACTTCCCGCGCAGAAGTGGGACGAGATCATGCTCCACCACGATCGCTTCTATCGCGATCAGGAGGCGCACTACCGCTGGGCCGAGACGGCCAAGCGGGGCGTGGACTATTTCGAGGGTCGTCAGTGGACCGCGGCCAACCTCGCCAAGCTGAAGCGCGAGGGGCGGCCGATCCTGACGATCAACAAGGTTCGCCCGTTGGTGAACCTCGTGATCGGCTACCACCTCAACAACCAGACCGATCGCCGCGCGATCCCGACCAATGACGGCACCGGCACCGCCGACATGGCGCGGGTGCAGAGCCAGGTGCTGAAGAACATCTCGGACCTCAACGACCTCCAGTTCGTGGACGCCGAGGTGCACCTCGACGGCATCCTGGCCGGCCGCGGCTGGTGGGACATCGCGCAGAACTACGACGAAAACGTGCTCGGCGAATGCGGGGTGGTCGCGAAGGATCCCTTCACGATCTACCCCGATGCCGATGGCCAGGACTACGACCCCAACGGCCCCACGCACGGCCGCATTTCCGAGGTCGACTGGGTGTCCTGCGACGAGATCGAGGCGTGGTACGGCGAGGGCGCGGCGCTGCGGATCCGGCCCCTGGCCATGGGCGGCGTCACGCATTCGTCGATGCCGCTATCGCTGCCGAACTTCACCGAAGAGGTGACGCCGCTCCGGTCCTTCGGCCTGGTCGACAACACCTCGGCGTGGCGGGCCTTTGTCGACCGCGGGTCCGAATGGGTCGACGTGTACCGCAAGATCGTGCGGCGCCTGCGCATCCAGCATTACGTCCGGTGCTGGCGCTGGGCCATGGTCGATTTGGAGAGCGGCGACCGTCGCTGGATCCCCGACGACTGGGACCGCGACAAGATGATGAAGGCCCAGGCCTGGGCCGCGAACAACAACATCCCGATCGCCCTGCAGCGCGTGCGGGCGCGGCGGCTGCGCTGGACCCACATCATCGGCGACACGGTGGTGTGGGATCGCTGGTCGCCGTATGAGCGCATGACCCTCGTTCCGTTCTTCCCCTACTTCCGCCGCGGCGTGACGCAGGGGATGGTCGAGCCGTTGCTCGACGTGCAGGACGAGATCAACGTCCGTCGCGCCTCGCGCCTGAACATCATCATGCGGGCGGCCAACTCGGGCTGGATCACCCACAAGGGGGCGCTCACCCCGGAGCAAAAGCGCAACCTCGAGATGAACGGCGGCCGCGCCGGCTTCGTGCTCGAATGGGACAGCAAGGAAGGCCGGGTTCCCGAGCCCAAGCAGATCTCGCCGCAGCAGTCGCCGGTGTCCATCGCCCAGCTTGAGGCCGAAGCCGAAGGCGACATGAAGGAGATCGCCGGCATCAACCAAGCGGCGCTGGGACAGACCGATGGTGCAAACACCTCGGGCCGGGCCGTGCTGGCGCGTCAGCAGCAGACCGTCATCGGCCTCGAGG